CAAGTATCGAAGTTCTTCTCAATAAAACCGAGAAAGAAATCAAAAAGGAAGTCAGGAGCCATTTGATCATGGTTCTTAACATCCCAGAAAGATACATCTTGATAGCCTTTGAACCTCTCAGTCAAATCATCCGATCCTGTATCATTCAGTAGAACAGGGAACTGTTCGCACATATAATTATACATCATGGAAGCGGGAATCTGGAGTGGATACGATGAGCTCTTCGAACTTGCAGATATTTGTCGCTTTCTCACAGCGCTAACTTCGATTCCTAATTCGTCCCTAATCTCACTGATGGTTGAGGCCATTTCAGTTTCAGAAGCGCATCTAGGTTTCTTAGGGTCAATCTTTTTGTCAACGATTTCCCAGCACTTATCGAAATTGGCTCTTGAGGAATCGATGTAATTAACGTCTAGGTAGTTATGTTTAGGATCTTGCTTAGCATTAACCTTAATAACAGCCTCGCAGGTTTGAACCTCACGTGTCTTTGACTTATAAATACCTGATTTCTCATCCAATTTGAAAGAATCGTGCTGATCACGGAAAGCATTGAAAAATGCGGTGCTAACATCGTGATCGAGATATAATTTCTGCCAGTCTTTCTTTCTGACCAGAGGAATCAATCTCTTAAAATCAGAATTCCACATCTCAACCTGATTCATTTTGACTTCGAAATCGCGAGTCATCTGGGGAGTGCCACAGTTAGCCTCTCTTTTGACAGCAATTGCCGAACATTCTGAGAGACCAAGAAGCTTAGAGGCTATTATGAGCATGAACTTCTGGGTCTCGGGATCGATCTTACCCGTCTTGAGATAATGCTTAACGTCATCCCGGGTAGTATCGAGTGTTTTAGTCTTAATGAATTGGCGATCGGAAGGTGGGATACCACAGAAATCGGGAGAGATTCCTGCGACATTAAATAGCTGCTTCCAATCACTCACGTTACCTGGAAATGACACACCGCTGAATAACTCCTCATTAACCGGAAACTCAACGACAAGTCTTTTATACAAAGATTTCATGAACTTAAGATTAGTAGAAGAGGCGCAGTAAACACCAGGAAAAGATTGTATACCTGCGTCAACAGGCATCGTTCTAGTCTTGAAGTTCATGAGACCAGTGGTAGCGGGCTTAGTCAGGAACGGGTCGGATACATTACGGTTCACTTAATGAACTCCTGCTTGATAATGTACTTGATAGAATCCAGGGGGCGTACGCGCGAAACAACACCTTCAAATGCGTTAACCTCACCACCTACCATTCCATTACCCTCGTAGGTACGGAATTTATCTTTCTCGACAACACAGTCAAAAAGAACAAAATGTGACCCGTATTCGGATGTACC